CATTACCATTAGCATTAATAGTTTCAATTTTTTTTAAATCTGTAATATTACATACATCAATAATTATATGTTTTCCTGAAATCATAATTTGTTATTCTTATTTATATTATATATATAAATAATAAGAAACAAAATAATGTCTAATGAAAATATTAAAATAGTATCATTAAAATTAAAAGCTTATTTAGATAAATGTTTCATATCTGCTATTTTATGTGATTATCATTATCAATATTATAATAAGATTTCTATGATTGCTTTATTGCCTACTGTTATAGGTTCAGCAATTTTAACTTGCTTAAACTCTGCTGATATACCTAATGATGTAATTAAATATATTAATATATCTATAAATGGTGCTAATACTCTGATAATAGCATTAACAACTAATTATAGATTAAATGATAGACTAACATCGTATAAAACTTTTTATAATAAATATCAAAAATTAAGTCATAAAATAGAAAGCACACTTAATAATGTATCTAATGAAATAACAGATACTAAATTAGAAGAAATTATAAATGAATATGATAATATACAAAATGATAATAATTATGGTTATTTATCATCATATAAAAAGATAATAATTAAAAAATATGGTTCTACTAAATCATTACCAAATAGTCTTGCTCTTGATAGTGAAATAGTGATTATTAATGATACTAACAATGTTTAAGTATTTATAATTATTTTATAAAAAGTTTAAAAAGGTTAAAAATAGACCTTTTAGATAAAAATAAAAATAAATAAAATTACTGAATTATTGTTAGTTAGTATTGATATACTTTATAATAATAATCGCTCATTTTTTGAGATGTAAAATGCTTTAAATCAGGATTAACTTCATTAATTCTAAACATCCAATAATTTTCAGTCTCACGACCATAAACAGGATATAATTTCATTTCTTTTAAAGCTTTAATAACATCTCTTAAATTATAATATTTTTTATTAAAGTTAATTGAATGAAGCAACATCTCTATTAATATAATATAAAATATCTTTTATTGATTTTTCTTGAGCTTCGCTTTTCTCATCAATTTCTTTTTTTTTGTTATCCTTATATACATTATAATTAAGTTGATTGAGTGTTAAAACTGGTTTATATTTTCCTTTCAGGTTCATTCTCTATAATTAGAATATATAATAATAAGCTAATAAAAAAGAAGGAACGAATAAACTAATGCTAATGATAAAAATAAAAATCTAATTATATATTATAATAAGATACAGATAAAAATGACAGATTTTATAGAAGAATTGTTTAAATGTAAAGATTTAACACCATCTTCTATTATGCTATATAAAAGAAAATTAATAACACTAAATGATAACAAACCTATTAAAAATCTCAATTTCTTATTAGAAATAGATAAAATAAAAGATAAAATTAAATCTTTGAAACCTAATACACAAAGAAGTTATATAATATCAGTTTGTAGTATCCTTAAATGTTATTTAACAACAAATAAATCAGCTACTAAAAAAATTAAATCATCTTATGATACATACTCTAAATTATTAGAAAATTATAATATAGATTTAAAAGACCAAACAGCAACAACTGATACTGAAAATAAAAACTGGGTTTCACCTGATGATATTAAAGACATATACACAAAATTACAAAAGAATTATAAAATATCAAATCAAGATTATCAAAACTATTTATTATTATCTTTATTCTTTCATCAAGCACCAAGAAGAAATAAAGATTATCAACTTATGAAAATAGTCAATGAATATAAGAATGATTTATCTAATGAATATAATTATTTAGATATCAAAAATAAACAATTTATATTTAATAATTATAAGACTGCTAAAAAATACAATACACAGAAGATAGATATAAATGATGAACTATTTAAAATAATTAAAGATTATGTTAATCATTTTAAATTAAATAATGATGATTTCTTATTATTTGATTTAAAGAAACCTGATAAAAAAGAAGCATACACAAATAATAATGCTATAACATTAATATTTAATAAGATATTTAGTCCTAAAAAGGTTAGTTCATCAATGTTAAGGAAATCATATTTAACATCAAAATATGGAGAAAAATCAAATGAATTAATAGAAGATGTTAAAGAAATGGGAACATCAGCACAAACAGCTCAAAATAATTATATTAAAAAAAATAGAAAATCATCACCAAAGTAAATTGATACTCAAATTATTAGGACTATAAATATTATCTTTCCAATCACCTTTTATTTTTGTAGCTCTTGATAAGTATGCTTTTTGTTTATCCTTGTCATTAGTATATGTAAAGTCTTTATAGCGAATATCCCCAAAATGTATATATTTATTTGTATTAGGATTTAATATTTTATATTTTTTATATTTATGATTAGATATTTGTAAATCAAAATCTTTATTATCAAAATATTTAATAGCATTTTGATAAACCTTTTTAGGATTAGAAACTTTTATTAATTCATTATATTTATCATTAGTTTGTTCCATTATATCTTATCTTCTTTTATAATAGATTTCTTTTTTAAATAATATTCTTTTTTTTTCTGTAATATTTCATTTCTATTTAAATAATATCTTTCTTTCGCTGTTCTTGTAGGTATAATTTTATTTAAAGTAGGTTGCAAGAGTTCTATATAATATCTTTCTCTTTGTTCTGCTTCTTTATTATTATTACAAGGATAACGCTCAATTTCTATTATTTGCCAATTATCAATATCTCCATTATTTCTTATAAACTGATATAAAGGCATATTAAAATGTCTATCAGTTATATTTCTACACATAGAACGATGTCTATAAAATCTCGGTATTAATCCTAAACAAGTATGACCTACATAAAAGTTTTTATTATTTTCATCATTAATCATATTTTTGTTAATAATTTTATAAATAATATTATTTGAATAATCTAACATTATTCTTTTTATTTGTTTCTTATATATAAATTAGATTTTTATAATTATCTATTTATTCGCATAGAAAGTTTAATAAGATTAAAATAATCATTATTGTAATTATCATAGTAATCTTCGTATGTAATAATTTTATCTAAATACGCTAAAAAAGCTTTTTGTAGTATTGTATGCTTATAAATATATATATAAAAATCAATATCATATTGAATACTATTAAACATTTGTTATATTAAACTTTAAACAAGATTTTAAATAAAAAAATAAAAATCTAAAAAAATAAAAATCTAAAAAAAAAATGATTTAAGAATATAGATATATATATATTTGTTAATAATGACCCTTAATTGTTGTAATTGTTCTATTGTATCAAATAGTGTAGGTATTTATAAATCTAAACTAATAACTAATTATGAAGACAACAATTACTGCGATAAATGCTATATTGATATTAGTAAATATGAAGATGATTTAATCAACTGTCATTTAGCTACTAATAAACCATTAAATAGTATTGTTAAACCTCAATATTATAGTCAATATGTCAAATCACCGCTACCTATCTTTAAGACTGTCAAAGAAGACACAAAAGAATATGTAATGATTGACAAAGACATTTATTATCAATTTATTATTAATTTTAATGATAAAATTGTATCTAAAATTAATAATGAAATTGAAGAAACAAAGAAAAAAGTTTCTAAAATTAATAAAAATATTGAGAAAGAAGAAGCTGAATTACGGAGACTAAAAGAAAAAGAAGAGAGAGATAAACAAAAGCAAATTGATAATGAATTAAAAGAAAGAGAACAGATTGAAATTAGAAAAAGAGAAAATGAAAGAATTAAAAAAATTAAAGAAGAAGTTATTAAACCATTCTTAAAAAGACCGACATCATCTAAAATTGAAGCTGTTAAATGTAGCAAATGTAAAGATTATAAATGTTTTCCATTTCAATATGAAAATACTAATAACTGGTGCGATACTTGTGATGAAGAAATACAATTAAAGAAAGAAGATAAAAAAATTGATTGTCCTTGTGGTATTACTTATTATAATTTTTCAACTAATCACGAAGAAAGACATCTTAACAGTAAGCAACATCAGTTATATGAAACAAAATTATTAAATGTAGTTGATTTTAAAGTTTATAATATTAAGAAATTACAAGAAATTGTAAAAGATAATAATCTAAATATTAATAATTATACTCGTATTAGCAAAAAAGATTTATTAGTAGAATTAAATAAACTTTATAAAGATGGTAAAATTACTATCTTATAATTTTATTCCTTCCTTATTTTTTTATTTATATTAATTATATAATTAATATAATAGCAAATGAGTTCAAAATTAGAGCAACAAATAACTAATTCATTATTAGGTTATTTGAATGGAGGAAATGTTGCAAGTTCTAAATATAATAATGTAGCTGAAATTATTAAAGCTAATCCTAAAATTAATGATGCTTATAAAGATTTACAGAAACTATCACAAGATGAATTATTACAAAAGATGATAGAACTTGAAAAAAAGAATGAAGAATTACAACAAGGTATAAAAGAACAATCAAAATTAAATGAGGCTCTTTTAGATAATATTAATGTAAATGATGAACCTGAAATAACAACAAAAAAACAAAGAAAAGTTGCTGAACCAAAGAATATTGATATTTACACAATTTTAAATATTTATAGATTTTTGAGAACACAAGAAGGATTAAAATATAGTCCTGATGAAAATAAAAGAACTAAAAATGATGATGGTGAAGATTTAATAAATCCTTTAACTTATCAATATGACCCATTTGAAAGTCTTTATGATAAAAATTATGATAAATACAGAGATTATCAAAGAAACTTTATTAAAAACTGGACTTTATCAACTGCTGAATTAGTTATAGCTTATTATGGAACTGGAACTGGGAAAACTTACATTGCTATTTCGTGTATGGATGAATATGTAAGATTAAATCCTGATGGAATGGTTTATTTAGTTATGCCTACATCATTAATTTTTAATGCTATTTTAGAATGCTTTAATAAAGGACTTGACCCAACTATAAAGAATAGTAATGGAGATTATATATATAATTTCGTATCATATCAACAAATGTTAAGAACTAATTATCAATTCAAAGATAATTCATTATTAATTATTGATGAAGTTCATAATTTACGCAATCTTAAATCATCAGGAATTAGTATAAAAGTTTCTGCTATGAAATATAAACCAACTGGCAATTATGAATTAGATGGTTCTATATTAGCAAAGGAACTTTTAACAAATACTGGTAATTTAACACGAAAGATATTTTTAACTGGAACATTATTTGTAAATAGTAGCGAAGATTTAGAAAGTATTATCAGTATCGGTTATAATAAGAAACCTCTTTTAAATATAGATAATAATGAATATAATGAAATGATAAATAATGATGATGCGTTTAAAAAATATTATCAAGGTTTAATATCCTATTATAAGATTGAAGGGGCTAATAAAGAAATGATGCCTAAAACTAATTATCAATTTATAAATATTGAAGATGATAATATGCCTGAATATACAGCAAAAGAAGATAGATTTTATATGAAATCAAGATTAGAAGGAATAGAACCTAAAATTAAATGGTTAATAGATTTTTTAAAAAAGAATGAAGATAAAAAAACATTAATTTATACTCAATTTGTAGGTAAAAGTTTAAACAAAATTGTAAAAAAATTAAAAGAAGAAAAAATGAATTATGGTGTAATTACAGGAGCATTAAGTAATTCTCAAAAATTAGAAGTAATATCAAAATATAATAATGATGAAATTAAAATATTATTATTTACATTATCAATTAAAGAAGGTATATCATTTAAAGAAACTGAAAATATGATTATATTCGAACCTTACTGGAATTATGCTATTTTAGAACAAGTTATAGCAAGAGCTATAAGACTTACATCACACGCAAAAGGAAGTAAAAGTATAGTTTCTATTTATCATTTAGTAGCAACTCGTGGTTATAAAGAAATATTTAAAAGTGAATATTCACAAGGTAATAAAGATTTTAATATTAAAAATAAAAAGAAAAATGAAACAGATATTGATAAATGGATTAAAAAAGCAAATAGTTATATGAATAATGATATAAAAACATTGAATATAGGTAAGAGCGAAAGTGATAAGACAATACCTGAATATTTTAATAGTAGAGATATATATTTATATAATAAAATGTTTGATAAACAAAATGAAATTAATAACTTTGAAAGAAGATTATTAAAATTACCAAGATTTGAAGAATATGATGGTATTGAGAATAATGAGTTTGTAAAATATTATAATCAATCATTAATAGATTATCAAAATAGTAATGGAAAAATGATGAAATTAAAAGACCAATTTAAATTAAAAAAAGAAATATACAAACAATTTTTTAATAAAGATATTGATGAACTTAATAAGAGAATATCTAAAATAACAGAAGACAGCACATATAAAGAAAGAGAAACAAGAAATCCTGATTTAGAAGAAGAAATGAGTGTTGAAAAATATCCTGATTTAGAAAATAAAATTGAAAGTATTATTAATAAAGGTGGAGGACTTAAAGAAATATTTAAAGCATTTAATATAGATAAAACTGTTATTTTTAAATATCAAGCTAATTTTACACCAGAAAGCCAAGTTGATTATTTAATAGAATTAATGGAAATTGAGAAGAATAATAAAGAAAAATTAATGATACTTGAACCAACAGCAGGTGTAGGTTCTATGATTAAAGGATTATTGAAACTTGATAATAAACAAAACTTATTTATAGATGCTAATGAAATTAATGGTATATTTTATCAAACAGGTAAAGCATTTTATAAAAATATAAATAATATAAAATGGTATAATTTAGACTTTTTTAAGTTTAATAGTAGATATCAATATGATTATATAATAGGTAATCCTCCTTTTAATTTAAGAGTATCAAAAGTTGATGAAAAAGCCAAAGCTAAAAATAATATGAAATATAAAATAGATATTAATATTTATGATGTTAATTTTGTTGAAATAGCTTATAATATGCTTATAGATGGTGG